AACACCGGCAACCGCTCGGCAGCCAGCAACACCGGCGACTACTCGGCAGCCAGCAACACCGGCAACCGCTCGGCAGCCAGCAACACCGGCAACCGCTCGGCGGCCGAGGTCAGCGGCCAGGAATCCGTCGCCGCATCCCTGGGTATCGAAGGCCGCGCTCGCGCGTCTGCCGGCAGCGCCATCGTTCTCTGCCATCGCGACGACGAGGGGCACCTCATCCATATCCGCGCCAGCAAGGTCGGGGAGAACGGCGTAAAGCCGGACACCTGGTACCAGTTGAGCGCCGAGGGCGAGTTCGTCGAATTCGACGAGTGAGCCGCCACCGAACAGCGAACGAGTCGAGGGGCTAGCGCAGCCAGACCTGACGCATCCGGGGAAGCGCCCGGCGTTCGCTCCTTCACCTCTGGTAACCGCGGAGGAGCACATGCACACCACCTATCGCGAGCGCCGCAACCGCGCGGCTTTCAGCAACGCGCAACTCGCTTACGACCGTGCCGTCGACCCGCTCTGGGACCAGCCGGAACCGGAACCGGAACCGGAGCCCGAGGACGAAGAGCAGGAGGACGACGATGGCCTGGGCGAATGAGCGCGCCGAGGGCGTGATCGAGGAAGCGATCGTCGCTATGCGTCGGTCGGTGATCCCGCGCCACGACCAGTTGGTATGGCGCGGCCAGATCGAGATGGCCTACACGCTCGACGCCATCGGCACCCGGCAATACGACGACATGCGCCGCCGGCTCGACGCCGCAGCGGATGCGAGACAGCAAGAACTGAGGAGCATCGACCTATGACCACCCGCCCCGTTCGCTCGATCATCGACGACCAACTCGACGATATCGAAGAGTTTGCCGGAAAGAACATCCGCCAGGCCGTCGAGTTGGCCAACCGCCACGGCTACCACAACCCGCTCTTCGCCAACATCTGCGGCGACCTCTGCGTTCTGCGCTTCCGGCGCAACCCCTGCCTTCACGCAACAACCACCCTCTCCCTGAAATGAGGCCAGCCCATGACTGCAGCTCTCGCATCGGTCGGCGTGCTCGACCGCACCAAGTACCTTGGCGGCCAACAGAGTAAGCGCGTTCCACTGCTCAACGAGGGCTTGGTTCGCCATCTCTACGAATCGGGCATGACGCTCGAAGAAGTATCCGCCGAGATCGGATGTACCTGCCGTGCCCTTCGGCTCTTCATGATCCGTTGCGGCATAGAGCGGCGCATAGCTGCGAAGCGAGATCAGCGCGGAGCGAAGAACAGTAGCTGGCGGGGCGAGGCGGTCAAGTACAAGCCGGCCCACAACAGGGTCTATGCCGCGCGGGGCCGCCCCATGAAGTGCGAGCACTGCGGGACCACCGACCCAAAGGCCAGGTTCGAGTGGGCCAACGTTAGTGGAAGGCACCACGACCCAAACGACTACATCCGTCTTTGCAGATCATGCCATTGCAAGTACGACGGCCTCTTGAAGAACCTCGGAGATTACGCCTGTGTCCCTCCTCAAAATCGCACCTGAACATCATGACAGGAGCAAGCTGCTAGGCGGCAGCGATGTCGCCGGCATCCTCGGCATCAGTCCCTGGCGCACTCCGTTGGACGTGTACCTAGATAAGGTCCAGCCGCGCACCGGTCCCGTCGACCCGGCGAAGCAGAAGATTTTCACCCGTGGCCAGCGGATGGAGCCCTACGTCATCGACCTGCTGGCCGAAGAGACCGGCCTGAAGATCGTCGGCCGCGGTAACCGCTACCGCGACCAGCAGCACGACTTCATGGCCGCCGAGATCGACGCCGAGGCCGCCAGCGGCGAAAACATCGAGATCAAGACGGTCAGCCCGTTCAAGGCAAAGGACTGGGGTGAGGATCAGACCGATGCCATTCCAGTCCACTACACCGCCCAGGCCATGCACGGCCTGATGGTCACCGGCCGCCAGGTCTGCATCTTCGGCGTGCTGATCGGCGGCGACGACTTCCGCGTGTACCGCGTCGAGCGGGACGACGAAACCATCGCGGCGATTCGCGAGAAGGAGGTCGAGTTCTGGGGACGCATCCAGCGCCTGGATCCGCCCGAAGCAACCGCTGTCAGCGACATCCTCCGGCTGTTCGAACGTGACGCCGGAACCAGCATCGAGGCCGATGGCAAGGTCGTGGAGGTGTTCAACCGCTTGCGCGAACTGAAAGCCAAGGCCAAGGGCCTGGAGTACGAGATCGAGTCCGCAGAGGAGCGCATCAAGCTCTTCATGCAGGACCACGCCCAACTCACGGTCAACGGCAAGTCGGTACTGACGTGGAAGTCCCAGACCACCAACCGCTTCGACCAATCCGCCTTCAAGGAAGCCCACCCCGCGCTGTTCGAGCAGTTCAAGAAGACCAGCGAATCCCGCGTTTTCCGCCTCAAGTAACCGGAGCCCAGCATGTCCGCAACCGCCCTGAAAGCCGCCGCGACCGGCAATGTCGCCAACAATGGCCAGCCGAAAACGCTGGCCCACCTGATGACTGATCCGAAAATCAAAGCCCAGATGGCCCTGGCGCTTCCGAAGCACATGACCGCCGATCGACTCGCGCGCATCGCGCTGACCGAGATTCGCAAAGTACCGGCCCTGGCGAAGTGCAATCAGGAGAGCTTCCTAGGCGCCGTGATGCAATGCGCGCAGCTCGGCCTGGAACCGGGTAACGCTCTCGGCCATGCCTACCTGCTGCCGTTCGGCAACGGCAAGGCGAAAGATGGCCTGTCGAACGTCCAGTTGATCATCGGCTACCGCGGGATGATTGACCTTGCCCGGCGCTCCGGCCAGATCGTTTCGCTCACCGCGCGCACCGTGCACCAGAACGACCAGTTCAGCTATCGCTACGGCCTCGACGAGGACGTCCAGCACGTTCCGGGAGAAGGTGAACGCGGCGTCATGACCCACGTCTACGCGGTCGCCAAGCTGAAGGACGGCGGCGTGCAATTCGAGGTCATGAGCAAGGCCGACGTCGACAAAGTACGCGCCACCAGCAAGGCATCCGGAAACGGGCCTTGGGTCACCCACTACGAAGAGATGGCCAAGAAGACCGTCATCCGCCGGCTGTTCAAGTACCTGCCGGTCAGCATCGAGTTGCAGACCGCAGTCACCCTGGACGAACGCGCCGACGCCGGATTGGACCAGGACAACGCGTCCATCCTCGCCGGCGAATACAGCGTTGTTGACGACCAGTCTCAGGACCAGGTCCCGGACGGCGTAAACACCGAGACGGGCGAAATCACCGAACCCGCCCCGGGCCAGCAGCCGGACACCGGCACCGACGAGCTCAATCTCGAGTAACCGGCCATGTCCAGCCGAACCATTGAAGAGCAGTTCGACCGTGTCGAGGAGTTCAATAGCCTCCTCGGCGCGGCGGAGCTGAATGCCGCCACCACCTGGGAAGAAGAGTTCACCGCCGACCTTCGCGCCAACTTCCAGCGCTACGGCCCGCGGATGTTCCTCAGCGAGTCCCAGCACACCACCCTCGAACGCATCGCCAACCAGTAGGAACCCGCCCATGAGCCAGAACAACGCCGCTTTCCTCCACATGACCGCCGACACGCTCGGCAAGAGCCTGCTGCAGGGCCTGATCCAGGAAATCCGCATCCTGCCGGACGTGTGGCAGAAGCTGTCCGAAGCCAAGCAGACCGATGTGATCGAGCGCCTGGAACAGCAGGTGCGCAACGCCGCCACCATCGCGGTGCACACCATCGCCGGCGCCGAGCGCGAGACCGTCTACGGCAAGCTCGAATCCATCGCGGCCAAGGACAAGATGAAGGCCGTCATCGTGGTGAATCATTCCAGCCCGAACAAGCACGACCTTCTGGACGCGGTGAACGAGGACTGCCTGCTGATCATCGGCGGCGCCGCTGAGTTCCTCGACGGCATGAAGGACGTGAAGGCTGATCCGGACCAGAACCCGTTGGATCTGAATGGCGGCGACCACGAAATGGAGGTCGACGGCGCCTGGGGCGGCGAGCAGCAGCCCGACGATGATGTCGTAGATGCCGAGTTCCAAGAGCTGCCGCAACTCACCGTCGAGCGCTTCGCCGGCCACACCCTGGGCGAGATCGCCATCGGCGTCGCCACCAAGAAGGACGTGTTCGACGCGGCCTGGCTGCAATCGCGCTTCGCTCTCACCACCGGGGAAGCCGAGCGCGTCGTTCTCCAACTGCTAGACCAGGGCGTCATCGTGCTCGAGCAGGAGAACGAGGAATCCCGCGAGTTGAACACTTACCGCGTCGTCAAGAAGCCGGGGGATATCGCCCTCGACCTGGAGTGAGCCATGCGCATCACGAAACTCGAAATCACCAACTTCCAAGGGCTGCGTCATGCGGCCCTTGATGTTTCTGCGCCGGTGCTCCTTGTGGCCGGCCACAACGGCGCCGGCAAGAGTTCGCTGCTGGACGCCATTGCCATGGCCTTCAACGGCCAGCCGCGCCGCGTCTCGCTGAAGAAGGAGATGGATAAGCTGATCACCGAGGGCGCCAAGAAGGGCGAGGCCCGTGTCGAGTGGCTGGACGAATCCGGCGAGGTGCAGGCCTGCGGCGTCGCGCTGCCCAGCGGCAAGGGTTCGCCCCTCGCCGACTCGCTGTTCCTGCCATACGTGCTCGACGCCAGCCTGTTTGCCGGCCTGAAGGCGGATGATCGCTGCAAGCTGCTGCTCAGTCTGACCGGCGCCAGCGCCAGCCCGGCCGAGGTCGCCAAGCGCCTGGAGGCCAAGGGCATCGACCTGGTGCTGTTCGAGAAGGTGAAGCCCCTGCTCCGTTCCGGGTTCCCGGTCGCCGTCGAGCAGGCCAAGGCCTACGCCAGCGAAGCGCGCGGCGCCTGGAAGGCAATCACCGGCGAGAACTACGGCAGCGACAAGGCGAACGGGTGGGAGCCGGAGGCGCCGCCGGTCATCGTCAGCGAGGAGGAACTGGAATCGGCGCGCGCGGAGCTGCGAGCCACCGCCCAGGACCTGGACGAGGCCCAGCAGACCCTGGGCTCCAGCAAGCGCGCCCACGCTGACGCCCAGGCGCGGGCCAGCCGCATTGCCGCTCTCCGCGAGACCGCAGCGCTGGCCGACCGCCGGCGCAACAAGCTGGCCACCGACGAGGCCAATCAGGACGAGTGGTCGGAGAAGGTCATGGCAGCCGAGGCCGCCGCCAGCGGCGAGCCCGCCCACCAGCCGCTGACCTGCCCTCATTGCCAGGGCGCCGTGGACCTGCAGGCCGGCCAGTTGGTCGCGCACCAGCCGCCGGCGAAGGTTGCCGATCCCGAGGCGGCGAAACGCCTGGAGGAATACCGCGGCTATCTTGCCAGCGCTCAGCGGGCCGTCGCCAACAGCCAGCGGGACCTGAAGGAGAGCGAGGACGCCGCCGCGCAGGCCGCCGCGCTGGAAGCCGAAACCGCCCAGGCGCCCAGCGCCGAGGCGATCGCCAACGGCGAGCAGGCCATCAACGAACTGCGACAGGCCCGCGACGCGAGCCGCGCGAAGCTGGTCGCCCTGCAGGAAGCCCTGGAAGCCGCTACCCAGCGCGAGGCCTCGATCGCGAAAGCGCAGGCCGCGCACCAGGACGTGGTGGCGTGGACCGGCATGGTCGACGCGCTGTCACCGACCGGCATTCCGGCGGAGATCCTCGCCGACGTCATCGGTCCGGTGAACGAGCTGCTGCAGCGCCTGTCCGGCACCGCCGGCTGGTCGCCGGTACAGATCAGCGCCGATATCGACGTTACGTTCGGCGGCCGGCTGTACGGTCTGCTGTCCGAGTCCGAACGCTGGCGGTGCGACGCGACGCTGGCCCTGGCCATCGCGAAGCTGTCCGGCCTGCGCTTGGCGTTGCTGGATCGCTTCGACGTGCTGGATATCCCTGCTCGCACTCAGCAGGCGATGAAGCTGTTCCAGAGCCTGGCCGCCGGCGGCGAGATCGACACGCTGATCGTTGCCGGCACGCTCAAAGAACCGATGGCGAAGACGCCGGAATGGCTGCAGGCGGTCTGGATCAACGCCGGGCAACTCGTCGACCAGCAGCAACAGGCCGCGGCCTGACCCTCGATACAGCGCCCCACCCGGGGCGCTTTCTCTCCCAGCACGCACCGGACGCCGCCCTGTGGGCGATTCAACCATGCCTCGTGGGCCGCCCGCGTCAGGCGGGGCGGCGTCCAGTGCCTGTTTCCCATTTCCACGACACCAAGGAGCCCATCGCATGACCACGAAGGCAGTATTCGCGCCGGACGATGAGGTCAGCTTTCTCTACCGGGAGAAGCATCGCTGCCGCGGGATCGTGCTGAGCAGCCACGCCCAAGGCTACGTGATCCTCAAATGCACCAGCGGGTACGCGGAGGGCAGAACGCTGGCCGTCAACTTCCCTGCCCTGACGAAGACCGCCCCCGAACCCGCCTCCGCAAATCTGGCCAGCCCGCGCCAAAGCGACATCTTCGCCGCCGGCGCCCAGCGCCTGCAGATGACCGAGAGCATCGAACTGACCATCCAGAGCATGCAGGCCTACGGCGCCGATCATGAGCACTGGGCGGTGGCCTGGTCAGGGGGAAAGGACAGCACCACCACGCTAACGCTGCTGATCTGGCTGATCGACACCGGCCGAATCAAAGCGCCGAAGACGCTTACCGTGTTCTACGCGGATACCCGGCAGGAGCTGCCGCCGCTGGCCATCGCGGCGCACCAGATCATGGACGAGTTGCGGGACCGCGGCATCCACGTAGAGGTGGTGTGCGCCCCGCTCGACAAGCGCTTCATGGTCTACATCCTGGGTCGCGGCGTGCCACCGCCGAACAACAACACGCTGCGCTGGTGCACCCGCCAGATCAAGATCGACCCGATGCAGGCCGCCCTCGAGCAGCGCCTGGCCGCGCTCGACGGGAACGTGCTGATGATCACTGGCGTGCGCCAGGGCGAGAGCGCCATCCGCGACAAGCGGATCGAGATGTCCTGCGGTAAGGACGGCGCCGAGTGCGGACAGGGCTGGTACCAGAAGGTCCTGCCCGAGGCAAAGGGCCTCAAGGGACGGCTCGCCACCCTCGCCCCACTCCTGCACTGGCGCGTGTGCCACGTCTGGGAGTGGCTGAAGCACTGGGCGCCACTTGCCGAGTTCGGCGACTGGTCCACCGCGATGATCGCCGACGCCTACGGCGGCGACGAGGCCGAGGAGATCAACGCTAGAACCGGTTGCACCGGCTGTCCGCTGGCCAGCGAGGAGAAGGCGCTCGAAACCGTGCTGGCCATGCCGCACTGGGCATACCTGGCGCCGCTACGCGGCCTGAAAGAGCTATGGCGGGAGCTTCGCGAGCCCCAGCACCGCCTGCGCAAGGCCGGCATCGAGCGGCTGAAGGACGGCAGCATCGCTGCGAACCCCCAGCGCATGGGACCGATCCTGCTGGAGTCCCGCTTGATGGGCCTGGAGCGCGTACTGGTCATCCAGGCCGAATGCAACGCCGCAGCCGACCGCCTCGGTCGCCCTCGCATCGATCTGATCAACGCCGAGGAAGAGGCCCGCATCCGCGAGCTGATCGCCGCCGGCACCTGGCCTGATGGCTGGGACGGCGACGAGCCGATCGCTACCACTCCACTCGACAAAGTCTTCGCCGACGGCGCGGTACAGCCGCTGCTGTTCGTTTGAAAGGAACCCTCAGCATGATGATCAACAAGGAATACACCCACTTCGGTTTCTGCTGCGGCTCGGGCTCTGGATCCGCTGGCTTCAACGACAGCAAGCAGGTACTCGGCAATATCCGTGGTTCCTGGCGCTGCATCGGCGGGGTGGATGTCGACCCCGACGGCCTCGAAGACTTCCACATGATGACCGGCGTGAAGGGCACGCTGCTGGACCTGTTCACCCGCGATCAATACATGCGCTTCCATGGCAAAGAACCGCCGCGCGACTGGCGCGAAGCGACGCCGGAAGACATTCGACGAGCGGCCGGCAACGAGTTTCCCTATGCGGTGTTCATCAGCTCGCCATGCAAGGGTGCCACTGGCCTTGTCGCCGAGTCTATGAGCATGACTCCGCGCTACCAGGCCCTCAACGAGCTAACCCTACGCTGCGTGTGGTTGATGTTGGAGGCCTGGAAAGATGACCCGGTCTCTATGATCGTCTTCGAGAACGTGCCACGCCTCGCATCTCGCGGTCGCCACCTGCTCGATCAGATCGTGAAGCTTCTGAACCACTTCGGCTATGCAGTCGCCGAGACCGTCCACAACTGCGGCGAAATCGGCAACTTGGCGCAAAGCCGACCGCGGTTCCTGCTGGTCGCCCGGCATGTCGATAAAGTCCCGGCGTTCCTGTACCAACCTCAGACGTACCGCCTACGCCCTGTTGGCGATGTGCTTGGTCGCATGCCGCTCGCCGGCGACATAGATCTGGCCGGACCGATGCACCGGGTACCCAATTGCCAGTGGAAAACCTGGTTGCGCCTGGCCTTGGTGAAAGCCGGCAGCGACTGGCGGAGCCTGAACGACTACGTGATCGAGGACGGCTACCTCCGCGACTACATCGTTGTGCCGGAATACCACTCCGGCTTCCTCGGCGTGCACGGCTGGGAGGACACCGTTGGAACGGTTGCCGGCCGGTCCGGCCCCACCAACGGCGCCTTCTCCGTTGCAGACCCGCGCTACGAGCAGTCCGCTCGCTGGAACCACGGCCAGCAGTTCGGAGTGCTGGAGTGGAGCGATACCGCAGGGACGGTCACCGGGCAGAAGTCTCCCGGCCAGGGCCCGTACAGCATTGCCGATCCTCGCCCCAACTGGGCGCGTCACAGCAACAACTTCAAGGTCGTGCGATGGGACCGTCACGCCGGAACCATCACCGGCGGCGGCAAAGGGGTGCAGGGCGGCTGGCCCTCGATCGCTGATCCGCGCCCGGGCAACGCCAAGCAGAAGGGTGACGCCTACTTCACCAATGGCCACTACGGCGTAGTCGACTGGAACGGCTCCACTGGCGCCGTCTCCGCCAGCGCTTGCCACGACAACGGCCGCTGGTCTGTAGCTGATGCGCGCATGCCTGCGCCGAATGACCGAATGAGCTGCGTGATTCGGAGCCTCGACGGCACATGGCACCGCCCCTTCACTACCCTTGAGCTGGCCGCCCTGCAATCGTTCTTCGACCCTGAGGACATCTGGCAGAAGGACCCCGATACCGGGCTGCTTCAGCGGCACGGCGAGATATTCCAGATGTACGGGAACAACGACAGCGCCTGGCGTGAGCGTATCGGCAACGCAGTGCCCCGCAAGGCCGGCAAGGCCATTGCGGACGTGATGCTCACCACCCTCATGCTCGCCGACGCCGGCGAGACCTTCACGCTGAACGCTTTGCCTGTGTGGGTACGCCCGCTGGCCACGGCGATCAGTCTTTCCCGTCAGGAAGTCCAGCCATGAGCCGCCTGGAGGTGTGTCCGCTGACCCTGGCCGAGGCGAATGCGTTCGTAGAGCAGCACCACCGCCACCACGGCCCGGTCCAGGGCCATAAGTTCAGCCTGGGCCTCGCCGCCGACGGACGCATCGTAGGGGTGGCCATCGTTGGACGCCCGGTAGCGCGCCACCTCGACGACGGGATGACGCTCGAGGTGACCCGCTGTTGCACCGACGGCGCGCGCAACGGCTGCTCGAAGCTGTACGGCGCGGCCTGGCGTGCAACACGCGCCCTCGGCTACCGCAGGCTCCTTACCTACATCCTCGCCAGCGAGGCCGGCGCAAGCCTGCGCGCCAGCGGTTGGCACCTGGTGGGCATCCGTGGCGGAGGCAGTTGGAACTGCCCAAGCCGCCCCCGCGTGGAAACGCCCAACCAAGGACAGAAACTGCTCTGGGAGATGCATTCATGAACACCGAACAGTTCATCCGTGACTCGGCCGCGCGCGGGCTTTCCCGGCGCGCCACCATGCACGCGCTCGGCATGGGCCCCTGGAAGTTCCGAGAGCTGCTGACCCTGATGCCGGAGATCACCTGGCCAGCACGCGGATGCTCAACCGACCACCAGCGTGCGAACGAGCAGAAGCGCGGACGCTGCACGCCGGCGCAGGCCGCAGCGCTGGAGCGCGCGCACGAACGCTGGAGCGAGAGCCGACGCTTCACCGTCGACGGCGTGACCGGGACCATCGCCGAGCTGGTGGAGCACTTCCAGAGCCCGGTCCACGCAACGACCGTCCGCCGCCGCGTCGCCGCCGGCATGAGCCTGCGCGACGCCCTCATCACCCCGCGCCAGCAGCCCAAGCCCGGGCGCCGGCATCCCTGGAACCGCTCACAGCAGCAGGTGCAGCCATGACGACGAACCAGAACCACCCCGACGATCACCTTGCCATTGAAGCGCTCCACAGCCGCTATCTCGATGTCCTGACCGGACGCACCAGCGATCACCTCCTGATGTTCCAGGACGAGGCTTACGCGCTTGGCCGCGCCCGAGGGCGGCTGGACGTGTTCCGTCTCGACCTGCACCTTGAGCGCCAGCGCCGGTTCAGCGAACGCACGTTCGGGCCTGGGTCGCGCGCCGCTGGCGTCGTCGACCACATCCGCAAAGAGTTGCGCGAAATCGAAGAAGCCCCCGGCGACCTGGCCGAGTGGATCGACGTTGTGATCCTGGCCCTGGACGGGGCTTGGCGCACCGGCGCCACTCCCGCGCAGATCATCGACGCCCTGCTGGCAAAGCAGGCGAAGAACGAGTCGCGGTCCTGGCCGGACTGGCGCACGGCGCCGGCCGACAAGGCGATCGAGCACGACCGCGCGGGCGACCCGATCGACGACAACACCTACTTCGTCATGCGCAACGCCGGCGGCGCCGTGTTCGTGAAGCACGGTCCCTTCTTCCGCGACCAGGGCGGCCTGACGGAGGACTGGGGAAAGAACTGGACGCGCATCAGGGCCGGCAGCCTCAAGCATGCCCGCCAGATTGGGGAGGGGCTGCTGCCGTGATCCAGCGCATCTACCTCGCCGGGCCTATGACCGGCCTGCCGGAACACAACTTCCCCGCCTTCCACGCCGAAGCCGCGCGCCTGCGCAGCCTCGGGTACCAGGTCGAGAACCCCGCCGAGCACGGCGAGATTCCGGGCTTCGAGTGGGCCGACTACCTGCGGCTCGACCTGCAGAAGCTGCTCACCTGCCAGGCAATCGCCCTGCTGCCCGGCTGGATGGACTCGAAGGGCGCCAGGCTGGAGTTCACCGTAGCCACCAACCTGGGAATGCGCGCTCTGCACGCGGAGCACATCACCGGTCCAGCGGAGGATGCGCCATGACCGACCTCTTCTACCTGCAGGACAGCCGCAGCAACGTCGGGAGCCGAGCAACGTTCTGGCGCGCCGGCGGCGGCTACACCACCAACCTCGACGAAGCCGAAACGTTCACCCGCGCCCGGGCCGTACGGCAATACGAGTGCCGCGAGACCGATCTGCCCTGGCCGGTCGACTACGTGCGCGCCCGGGCCGAGTACGGCGTCGATCACCAGGACCTGGACCTGTCCCGGACGCAGGCGCTCGCCACCGCCCCAGCGGACGACCGCATCTACGTCGCCTACGACAGGGACTGGGACGGCAACTGTCTGGTCTGGGTACCCGAGGCCGCCGGCCGGACATCCAACCTGGCCGCCGCACGGACCTGGCCGCTCGACCACGCCGGCATACTCACCGCGCGCGGGCTAGCCCCCTGGCCGAAGTCCTACATCGACCAGCATGCCAGGCCTGTTGCGGTGGCGGCCTCCCTCAACCACAAGCAGGCCCTCCGGCTGTTCGGCCTGAAGCCACCCAAGCCGGAGCACCAGGGCCAGCGCTGCCTGAGTTACAGCACCAGGCTGAATTGCAGCGGCTGTGGACGCTTCCTCACAGAGCTTCAGCGCTTCGACGACTGCCCCAACTGCGGGGCAAGGAATGCACCATGACCAGATCCAATGCGCCGCTGTGCAGCAGCGAGGCCGAACTCTGCGCGGCGTTCATCGACGAGTTCAACCGAGTCCCCGGCTGGACCTGCTACCCGGAGACTGCCGGGTTCGACATCCTGGTGGTGCATGAGGATGGCCGGCAGATCGGCGTCGAGGCCAAGTTGCAGTTGAACGCCAAGGTGGCCGACCAGATCCTGCCGCAGTACTGGCAGGACCGGTACGGGGCGCCCGGGCCAGATCACCGCCTGGTCATTGTCGGGCGGATCACCGAGGCCAGCCACGGAATCGCGCGCCTGCTTGAAATGTGCGGCATCGCAGTGCTCGCGCCGTCCCGCGGACACCGTCGGCGCGACGGCAAGTTCGTCGACTTCCCCGAGTTCCACTTGCGCCACTGGCTCCAGCACTTGAGCGGGCCGCAACTGTTCGACTGGAACCCTGCGGAACGTTGCCATGTCCCGATCGTGGTCCCCGACGTGCCTGCCGGCGTTCCGGCTCCGCTGCGGCTCACCCAATGGAAGGAAAGCGCGCTGAAGGTGATCGCCACGCTACGCCGCCAGGGCTTCATCACAACGAAGCAGATCGCCGAATGCGGCGTCAGCGCGACGAACTGGACGCGATCCTGGCTCGACAAGGGCGCCGAGCGCGGCACCTGGGTTGAATCGCCCCGCATGCCATCTTTCGACCAGCAGCACCCCGAGGCCTTCACCAAGATCCAGCAGGCGCTGGACAAGAGCGCCCAGCCCACCCTCTTCACCTGAGCCAACCATCCCCAACTACTACCCCAAGGGCGGGCGCTGCCGCGCCTGCGCCTCGCGTCACGACGACTGCAGTTCCCTTCCCTTCGAAACCATGCCGGTGCGCCGCCGCGACCAGGAGCAGACCATGAGTGAGCCATTCCAAAAGACCTTCGACCAGACAGGCACCTTCGAGGCGCTGTACGCATGCCAACAGTGGCTAACAGCCAACGGTTACAGCTACAGCAGCACTTGTCGCGACGGGCCAGTGGGCGTGATGAAGGGCGACTACGGAATCGCGAAATGGAGGAACCTCACCCGGGAGGAGCGCGCGGAATTGCACGGTACCGTCGACGGTGATTTCCGCGAAGGCCCTCTGGTGTTGCGGCTGAAGGCTGGCTTCGGCCCTCAGGCAAACGGAGTGGCAGCATGACCGAGCCCGCCACCGACTACTCAATCACCGCAGCCGACGCCAAGGAACTGGCCGGCGCCGTTCTTCTGCCGGCGGGCCTGCGCCTCCAGGTGCTGGAGAAAATGGCCGCCCAGCGCGACCTGGCCGCCATGCTCGACCTGTTCGCCCAGGTGCTGGGCATGGCCAACGCCGTCGCCGAGAACTGCCGAGCGATGGTCGAGTTGATCCTCATCGAGCGCGGCGAACACCCGCACACCGCGGAGCAGGCGAACCTGCCGACGATGTTCGGAGCGCTGCAAGGCGTTGTCCTGGCCGCCACTGTAGACCCACGCGGGACGTGCGCCGGCTGCGCCTATCGCCTTGGCACCCCGGCGAACACCTCGCCGGTCACCACCTCCGATGCCATCTACTGCCGGCAGGAACTCAGCCGGTTCTGCTGCCACGCCGACCTAGACGACCAGGGCAACCCGGTCCGCACCTGCGTCGGCCACGCCAAAGCCATGAAGCAAGACGCCACGAAATGAACCGCCCCACCATCTGCCGCACCACGGGCCAACGGATAGGCCTGTGCAAATGCTTCCGCTGCCGGCCGCCGGCGCCGGAGCAACCGGAGACACCACCATGTCCTCTACCCAACACCAACTGATCAAGCAGTGCGCCACCCGCCTGCGCGGCATCGTCGAAGCACTGGACAACATCCACGACACCAGCCCGCACCGCTGGTCAACGGACCTCGACGACGTTCACTCCTCAGCCGAGAGCCTGCTGGCCCTTATCAAGGACCAGCCGCCGCCGTCCGAAGACCAGTTGACCGCCGCTGGCCTCAGCTACCCGCTTGCCAAGGAAGATGCCGTGAAGCTCTGGTACGCCGGCTTCAGGTCCGAAGTGGTCACTGTGCTCGAGGCCTGGGAGGCAATCGGCCACGATATCGGCATGAACCCGAGCAAGGGCGAACTGCTGGATTCCCTACGCAACATGGCGGCGATTTGCAATGCGCACGGCAATGACATGCCAGCCCAGTCGGCGATCGACCGGCGCCAGGTCATCGCAGATGCCATCACCGGCGCGCTAGCGTTCGGCGCCCAGGCCAGCCAGCCGCCTGCGGAGGATCACTGGCTCCGTCCGTTCTACGACATCGGCCGCGCCGAGGGACAACGCACCCAGGACCTGGCAATGCTGGTGCGCATGCTGGCCAGTTCCCTGAAGCGGCATGCCCCGGACAGCAATCTGGTGGCGCGCGCCACCAACTACCTGGCCGCCAAGGGCCTGGCAGGCACACCGCTTCGTGACGCGCCTGCATCGGTAGAGCAGGCAGGCAGAGATGTTGACCCAGCACCCTGCCCCTTCTGCGGTGGCGAGGTAGACCCCACGGGCTGGCTTCGTGGCGATGGCACACGCGGCCCAGAGTGCAACGACTGCGGCGCTACTGCGCGGAGCATGGAGGCCTGGCAGACCCGCGCCGCCCCGACCGGGCAGACGCCCCAGGCATGGCTCGACGTGCAGGCAGAGCGGAAGCGGCAGGTCGAGGTCGAGGGCTGGACGCCGGAGCATGACGATGCGCACAGCCACGGCCAGATAGCCCGCGCCGCCGCCTGCTACGCCCTGGCCGGCTCCAGCGCTCCGAATGATGGAACCGCAGCCCTGTTGGTGTCGCTTGCCTGGCCGTGGGACCAGCAGTGGTGGAAGCCGACCAGCGCGCGCCGCGATCTGGTAAAGGCCTGCGCCCTGGCGCTGGCCGAGATCGAACGTCTCGACCGGGCAGGCATATCGCAAAGTCCCCAGCCGGGAGCCACCACGGCCTCTTCCTGAGGCCAGTCCCGGCTGGGGCGAGAATCCTAACACTCAATTTCGGCCCCGGGCGATCCGCCTGGGCGGAGAGGCATTGCCCATGGAAACCCCATCTGAGTTCCTCTCGAAGGAGGAGTTGGAGGCCATGATCGGCGCCAAGTCATCGAAAAAACAGGTCGAGTGGCTGGCATCTCATGGCTGGAAGTACGAATTGAATGCTGCGCAGCGACCCGTCGTCGGGCGGATCTATGCCCGCCTGCGGCTGGCCGGAGTGAAACCGAACGGAACGGTCGCTGTACAGGAACCGTGGACGCTGGATCTGTCGAAGGTGAGTTGAAATGCGGCCGAAGCAGCCGAAGAACAGGGATCTCCCACCCCGGATGATTCGCCGGACCAGGAAGCTGAAAGGAGGGAAATTGTGGGTTGGATACTACTACGACGGCCGCGGCGAGGACGGAAAGAGGAAGGAAATCCCGCTCGGCACCGACCTGGACCTGGCAAAGCTGGAGTGGGCGCGGCTGGATGCCAGTCCGGCTCCGAAGACCCTGCGCAAATGGGGTGACGTGTTCGACCGGTACGAAAAAGAGATCATCCCCGGGAAAGCGCCACGCACCCAGAAAGACAACCTCCTCTCGCTGACGCAACTGCGAAAGGCGTTTTCAGAAGCGCCGGTCGAGGCGCTCACCCCCCAAGTGCTGGCACAGTACCGGGACAAGCGGTCCGCGAAGGTTCGGGCGAACAGGGAGCTCTCCCTCTTCTCCCACATCTTCAACATCGCCAGGGAGTGGGGGATCGTCACGACTGAAAACCCGGTGAAGGGGGTTCGTAAGAACCGCGAGACGCCGCGCGACTTCTACGCCAGGGCCGAGGTCTGGAACGCGGTATACGGCGCGGCCCCACCGGAACTCCGCGACGCCATGGACCTCGCCTATCTCACCGCCCAGCGGCCGAGCGACGTACTGATCATTCGGGAGGCGGACATTCAGGATGGGCACCTGCAGATCGCCCAGGGCAAGACGTCGAAGAAGTTGCGCATCATGCTCGATGTCGACGGCAGCCCGACGGCGCTTGGAGAACTCGTTGCGCGGCTGTGCGAGCAGCGGCGCCAGCGCGGCGTAGCCGGCCCGTACCTGATCACTACGCCCGATGGGCGCCGGATGACATCCTCCATGCTGCGCATTCGCTTTGACGAGGCACGGTCGGCCGCCGCCGGCGCGGCGCTTGAGGACCTCGACGAGACTCTGGCCACCGCAATCCGTCAGTTCCAGTTCCGGGACATCCGCCCGAAAGCAGCCTCAGAAATTGCTGACCTGGGCCGGGCATCCAGGCTGCTTGGACACACCGACAAGCGCATCACCGAGACCGTCTATCGTCGCGTCGGCGAGATCGTGGAGCCAACGAAGTAA